AGACAGCTACAATGGAAGAGTGCTGAAAAGGGTAATGTGGTAATGCAGATATTCTTAGGAAAGAATATTTTAGGTCAGCAAGACAAGATAGAAACAAGCGAACTAGATGAACCCCTAGTGTGGTCAGCGGATTAATGCCATTAACAGCACCACAAAAGAAAGTAATCAAAGATGACTCACGCTTTAGAGTGCTAATTACAGGGCGTAGGTTTGGTAAAACATATCTAGCGATTAATGAATTAGCCAAGTTTGCAAGTCAGCCAAATAAAAAGGTCTGGTATGTTGCACCTAGTTATAGACAGGCTAAAGCTATCTGTTGGGGTGTTCTTAAAGAAAAGATGCTACAGCACAAATGGGTAAAGAGCATAAACCACAGCGATTTGACTATTACACTCAAGAATAACAGCCAGATAACACTTAGGGGTTCTGATAATGAAAACTCATTAAGGGGTGTTGGCTTACATGGTTTAGTCATGGACGAGTTTGCAGATATTAGCAAAGAAACATGGTATGAGGTGCTTAGACCTACATTGTCAGACACAAAAGGTCATGCGTTGTTTTGTGGCAGTCCTAGAGGGTTCGGAAACTGGTCTTATGAGTTATACAAGATGGGCGAAACCAATAAAGACTGGAAAAGCTTTCAATACACCACACTAGAGGGCGAACAAGTAAGCGAAGACGAGATAGAACAGGCAAAGCAAGACCTAGACCTTAGAACCTTTCAACAAGAATACGAAGCTACCTTTGTAAACTATTCTGGAATGATTTATTACAACTTCAGTAGAGATAAAAACATAGTGGAGAAGTACAGCAAGAATAGTGGGATATTACATATAGGTTTGGACTTTAACGTTGACCCTATGAGTGCTGTTATATGCGTTATAGAAAATGATAGAATTTTTATGATAGATGAGATACAAATATACAGTAGTAATACGAATGAAATGTGTGATGAGATTAGAACCAGATATAAGAATAAGCAGATAGTGGTGTATCCAGACCCATCAGCTAGACAAAGAAAAACGTCAGCGGGTGGAACAACCGACTTAGCTATATTGAAAAATTCTGGATTTGATGTAAGATGTAAGAGTACAGCACCTTTAGTAAGGGATAGGATTAACGCAGTAAATAGCAAGTTAAAGAACGTAAATGGTAAAAGTAGTTTGTTTATTGTTAAATCCTGTAAAAATGCAATCAAAAGCATAGAACGTCAGATTTACAAGGAAGGTACGCATATTCCCGACAAAGATAGCGGTTATGACCATATGAATGATGCTCTAGGGTACTTAGTAGAGTATAATTTTCCGCTAAGAAGGAATTTTGCACCAAGCCATCCTAAAAGGTGGAGTTAATGGATAGGGAAACACTTACAAGCAAGCACGACTTATGGGATGCAAACATAGCTAATTGGGAGTTCTATATTCGTAGTTATCTAGGCGGTAATGATTATAAAAACGGCTATTACCTTCACCGATATGTTTTAGAGTCACCCGAAGAATATGACGCAAGAATAAGACATACCCCTGTTGATAACCATTGTAAGAACGTTGTTCAGATATACACAAGCTTTCTTTGGAGAGTTCCACCAACAAGAGATTATGGGTCGTTGGATGGCGATGAACAATTAAAGTCGTTTCTCATGGATGCTGACTTAGATGGTCGCTCATTCAACACAGTCATGCGTGAAGTACAAATGAACGCTAGTATTTATGGCAACTGTTGGGTCATAGTGGACAAGCCACAGTCAAACGCTAACACCAGAGCAGAAGAACTAGCACAGGATATCAGACCCTATATCAGTATTTACACCCCAGAAAATGTTGTGAACTGGAACTACAGGCGTTCACCTAG